CTCATCCGTAATGCTCCGCAAAATTGGCGTTTTTGGATTTTGGAGGGCTGAAAAATGGTAAAAGGCCGAAAACCGCTGTCCTCGGCAGTCAAGGAGGCGACTGGAGCGTTTGCAAAAGACCCGCAACGCAGAAACAAGGAAGAACCAAAGCCGAAACTATCCGACCCACGGATCCCCGATCACGTCGAAGCGGATCCCGTCGCCAAATCGCGTTGGTATTGGGTGTGCGATCAACTCCGCGAAATGAGTTTGCTACACGCAACAGACCAGGGCTTGATTGCGGGTTATTGCATCGACTATTCGCTGATGTTGCATCTATGGGAGCACATCAAGGGCGGTAACGTTAGCCATCTCAACGAAAAGGGCAATGCATCGACCAAGCCAGAGGCTAACGCGTTTGACAAGGTTTGCACTAGGTTGATGAAACGTGAGGCCGAACTAGGTTTAACTCCATCATCAAGAGCACGACTTAGGGCACCACAAGCAGAGGAGGAGGATGTTTTCCAAGAGTGGCTAAAGAGGGCAACAGGTTGATAGCAAGCGGCGTTCGGCAACGAGTCGAAGACTACTGCGAAGCGGTCGAATCAGGCGAAATAATCGCATGCGACCGCGTCAAGGATGCTGTGCGCCGCTATCGCCTCGATGTGGAGCATCAAAGCACGCCAGAGTTTCCTTATCACTTCGACGAGCGACACGCAACGGCGGTTTGCGACTTCTTTCCGCTTGTGTTGCGCCACTCGATAGGCGAGTTTGCAGGGCATCCGCTTATACTCGAAGATTGGCAACTCTTTGGGCTATGGAACATCTTCGGGTGGAAGCGAAACGAGGACAACTCTCGACGCTTTCGCAAAGTCTATTGGTCGATGGCTCGGAAGAATGGCAAATCAACGATGATTGCCGGATTGTGCCACTACCTAGCGATGGCTGACATTGATCCGAAGACTCGCAAGCCGGAGGCGGTTGGTCAAATACTCTTGACGGCAACGAAGAAGGAGCAAGCGGACGTAGTGTACAGCGAATGCGAGCGGATGGTAGATCAGTCGCAACCGCTGCAAAAGTACACGGACATCAAGAACGAAACAATCACATACAAGCATAACTTGTCATTCATTCGCAAAGTATCTAGCGAGAAGCCATTCGACGGACTTAATCCGCATTGCGTTGTGATGGATGAACTGCACGCTTGGGGCGAGTACCACCGAAAGTTCTACGATACGATGGTTACGGGCAGCGGTTCACGATCACAGCCGCTTCACCTCATCATCACAACCGCCGGGGCTGATGATTCGCTATTGTGGCTTGATGAATACACCTACGCGACCAATGTCGTCAGCGGAATCCACAAAGATGAGTCCCTATTCGCTCTTATCTATGAACTCGATGAAAAAGACGACCCTGCGGAAGAGGCGAATTGGAAGAAAGCAAATCCGAACCTCAACGTATCGATCAAACTTGACTACCTACGGCAACGATGGAACGAAGACAAGTCAACGGCGTTGGGTATCAACCGCTTTACTCGCTATCACGGCAATCGGGTTGTATCTTCGACTGAAAAGGCGTTTGATTTGGCGGCGTTTGATCGATGCGTCGGCGTTCATTCCGATTGGAAAGATGCCGATGGACTTGGAGCCGGTGTGGACTTGGGATCCCGCGACGACCTTGCGGCGTATGCGATATGTGGACGCTTCCCGGTCGCGGTCGATGACAAAGGCAAAACGGTTTACCGTTACGAGATTAAGACGCGGGCATTCATCGCGTCAGACTCCAAGCGAGACTTGACAGCGATGCCGTTTGCGGAATTCATCCACACGGAAGAACTGTACAAATGCGAGTATCCAATCGAGGACTTGACAGCGGCGTTAATCGAGGAGCTAGAAGCATACGAGATTCAGACCGTCGCGTACGATCCCTACAACGGCCAGCAACTAGGCGAGAGGCTTGAGAAGACCGGAGCCGTAGCCGCACGCATGGCACAGAACCAAGCCAACTTCAACGAAGCAATCAGGGACTTCATCCAACTGATGCAGGAGGGGCGGCTAGTCTTCTCGGACTCAAAGCTGCTTCGATGGTGCGCGAACAATGCGATCATTTGCAAAGACCGTCAAGACCGTTGGATGTTCGACAAGAAGAACAGCAAAGACAAGATCGATCCAATCGTCGCGGCGGTTATGGCGTACCGCATCGCAAGTTTGCAAAAAGAGCGTTCATCGGGTAGTTTATATGTTACATAAGGAGCCGACCGCATGTCACTGATGACCGCTTTACTGCAATGGATGGGGCTAAGCGAAGACCAGTTTAGCAACGGTCGAAGGGTTGGCGTACGCGAAGCACTAGGTGTACCTCCTGCATGGTATGCCCACAATAAACTTACCGGCGACTTTGGGCGGCTACCTATCGACGTTAAACGCCGTGAGGGTGACGGAGCAGTAAACGATACCGAGCATCCCGGCTACATCCTACTAAGGGAAGAGCCTAACAAGGTGCAATCACCGACGACCTTTAAGGAGCAAATGTTGTCGCATGCTCTTATGCGCGGAAACGGTCGAGCGGCTATTATTCGAAGCGGCAGCAGTCCGGTTGAGCTGATACCGATGTTGCCAGAGAATACCTGGACGATCATCTACGACGGCAAGAAATGGCACGTAACGCAACCGGAAGACCAAACGAAAAAAGACCTCTTCGACGGGTTCGACACTGACAAAAACGGCTACTTGATCTTCCCGGATAGCGACGTTTTGCACTTGCCCGGCTTTTCTTACGATGGCGTCGAGGGGATTGGATTGCTCGATATTGCGAACATTACTTTCTCAACGGGTGTTGAGCAAACCAAGTTCACCAATACGCAACTCCGACGCGGCTTTCGCGGTAAACTCTTCCTCGAAGCCCCACCGGGAGCATTCCGCAAAGCAGAGGACGCAAAAGAATTCATCGAGGCATTTAACAAGATCGAAGCCGGTTCCGAGAACTCCGCAAAAGCCGGATTGCTACGCGAAGGTGTTAAAGCCAACGCGGTATCGATGAGCAACAATGACGCCCAGTTTGCCGAGTTGCAACGCTTCACACGGCAGGATATCGGCATGCTCTTCGGACTCGAAGGTATGCCTGGCGACGGGGAAAGCACTTCGTACAACTCGCTCGAGCAAAAGAACCTTGCTTACATGCAAGCCCTTGACCGTTGGCTGGTCAAGTTCGAGGAGCAGTGTGATATGAAATTGCGAACACGCCAAGAGAAGCAAAACGGCGAAGTCTACTTCAAATTCAACGCGGCGGCTCTCTATAGGACTGACTTGCGAACCACGATGGAATCATTCAGCAAGGCTATCGCGTCCCGCATCATGAATCCGAACGAATGCCGGGCGAAATTGGACTTAAATCCTTACGTTGGCGGCGATGAGTTTATCAACCCCGCAATCTCCGAAGCGACCGGCGAACAATCGGTGGATGAAGTCGAGGATACACCGGAAGACGACGCAGAGGATGAAGCAGAGGACACGCAAGAGGCTCGAGCGGTGGAGCAGATGTTGCGTGACCTCATCAAGACTGAGGGCAATAACGCAATCAATGCCAGCGGAAAGGCCCAATTTGTCGCTTGGATAGGCAAAAACTACCCGAAGTGGCAAGCGAAACTAGCGGATAAGATCGAAGCGATCGGGCTTGACCGCGACTTGGCTAGGATCCATTGCGAGAAATCAACGCTAATTTTGGCGAAATTGGCGGCTGAAAACGGGGGCGAATCGCTCAAAAAAGCGGTCGAAAACGAGGTAAAAACGTGGGAAAACAGGGTTTTTGACCTAAAAAGGGGTGGAAAATGATCGAAATTAAGGCTGAACTCAACGAAATCTTGCTATCCGGCGTTGTTGGCGATGGATGGGATGAAAATCCGATCACTCAACGGGGCGTAGTCGATGCTCTTCGTTCTTTCGGCTCCAACGCGGTTACGGTTCGCATCAACTCTCCAGGCGGGGCGGCAGATGAGGGTATCGGCATTTATAACGCGTTGCGATCCCACAAAGGCGAGGTCACAACGATCAACGACAGTTTGGCAGCGTCGGCGGCGTCAATCATCTTTCTCGGCGGTGCTAAGCGATTGATGGCTGACGGCTCAAGACTGATGATCCACCGAGCGATGGGCTTTGCATTTGGCAACCGGGAAGAGTTGGCGAAGGTGATCAACGCTCTTGAGTCCTACGATGCGTCGCTAGCGGATATCTATTCGCAATACGCGAAACTATCCAAAGGCGAAATCGAAAACGCGATGGCTCAAGAGTCGTGGTACGAGGTTGAAAAGGCCATTGAACTAGGCTTTGCTACGGGACGCGTTGAGAACGGCAACAAGAAACGGAAGACATCGAACGCATTCGACCAAGCAAGAGTCAATTTGCTCAAGGCGAAGATGGCGCAGTACGCAGGAGGCTTGACAACACGCTAGCGACTTGCTAGGTTTAATGCGTCGGCCAGAAGTGCCGACACTCTGCAACTAATTAGCGGCAGTGACACACGGAATAGTTTTGAGTAACACCGTGGCAGTCATGCCGCTATCTTGGTTTATCGACTGCCACACAGCACAGGAGCAGTCGGTATGAAAACCGCAAAGCAACTCGGGGAAGAAATCCAAGCCTTGCAAGCCAAGGTAAAAGCAATCCAAGACGTAGCATCGCAAGACAACCGCGATCTACTCGCAGACGAACAAGCAGAGATTGATGCAATCGTCGGCACTGACGGCAAAGCCGGTCAGATTGAAAACTTGAGCAAGGAGCGAGAGCGAGCAATTCGCATTGAGTCAGCAGTGTCCAACACTGTCCGACAAGTCAACGAAACTCGCAGCGTTGAAGCGTCCAGTTTTCGCATCCCTGCAACCGCACGGGCGACCGGCAAGCTGAAAGCGTTCAAAGGCCCAGATGCCGAACGCGATGCCTACAAAGCCGGTCAGTTTTTCCGAGCACTCAACGGCAATACTCAAGCCCGTCAATGGTGCCGAGATAACGGCGTCCTCAATGCGATGGGAGAGAATGACGACTTGCGGGGCGGCGTACTCGTCCCTCCTGAGTTTGAAACGTCGGTTATCAGCCTGATGGAAACCTACGGCGTTACTTCGCGATACGCTCGTACTTACCCAATGGGAAGCGATACCGTGACGATTCCTCGACGCGTTAGCGGCTTGACAGCCTACGCAGTGGGCGAAGCGGGAGAAATCACGGCGAGCGATCCATCTTTGGGGCAAGTCTCTTTGACAGCCCACAAATGGGCTACGCTGACTCGAGTCTCCAACGAACTCAACGAGGATGCAGTCATCGCTATTGCTGATTACTTGGCAATGGAGATGGCACAAGCCCATGCCCTCAAGTTGGATCAAGCCGCGTTTCTAGGCGATGGTACGACCGCTTACGGTGGTATCAACGGACTAGCCAATGTGCTCGCAGCGGGTTCAGTTGCAACTGCAGCAGCAGGGCAAAACACAGCGGCGACGCTGACCATTGCAGTCTTCCAGGAAGCCGTCGGCAAGTTGCCAGAATTCGCCGGAATGAACCCGGTTTGGTTCTGCCATAAAGCAGTTTTCTGGAATGTCCTTGCACGCTTGCAACTCGCAGCCGGCGGGAACAACTACGTCGACCTCGGAAGCGGCCCAGTGTTGCAATTCTTGGGCTACCCAGTCCAGTTTACGCAAGTCATGCCAAGCACCGTCGGAGCAAGTACACGGCTTGCATACATCGGTGATTTGTCGATGGCGTCCACCTTGGGACTCCGTCGCGGTGTCAGCGTAGTTGCTGACTCTTCGCGGTACATGGAATTTGACCAAACTGCTTTCCGTTCGATCACTCGTTGGGACTACAACGTCCACGAAATCGGCGATGCGAGCAACGCGGGGCCGATTGTGCAAGTGCGATCCGCAGCGTAACCAACTGAACCAACCAAACGAAAGGAACTGATTTTATGAATCCACTACAACAGTGCAAGTTTGTTACAGCGATCAAGCCCGGCGCGTTGATCGATAACAACACGGCTACGGCTGATGTTGTTGATACCAGAGGCTACGACTACGCTACGATTGTCGTGCAACTCGGTGCAACCGATATTGCGATGACCGCATTGAAGTTGCAAGCATCATCGACCAGCGGCGGAAGTTACGCCGATATCACCGGAGCGACCTTTGCAGGTGGCAGCGGTCTTGGAGGTGCTACGCTTGCACTTCCAAGTGCAACCGACGACGGGCAGACATGCGTCTTCCAAGTCGATCTTCGCGGTAAGGAGCCATTCCTCAAGGTTGTCGCAACCTTTGGGGACGGCACCAGCGGTGGCTATATCGCAGCGGTAGCAGTCTTGTCCCGTGGCAAGATTGCCCCGACGACCTCGACGGGTGCGGCTGACGGTGACGTTTGCCGAGTGGTCTAGTCCTATGGACTTGATCCTCAATCACTATTGGCAAGGGCTACCAGCCGGTTATCGGTTGGTAGCAGTGCCTATCGGTCAAGCGGAGTTGATGATTGCGAGGGGGCTTGCAAATGCGGCTGATACCAGAGCTAGTGACAGGGCCGACAACGGAGCCAGTGACGCTAAGCGAAGCGAAAAAGCAACTCGAAATAGCAAGTAGCGACACTACGCACGATGTTCACCTATCTGCATTGATCCAAGCGGCTAGGGAGCAATGGGAGCATGATACCGATACGGTGACCTGCTACCAAACGCTACGCTTGCGGGTTGGTTCGCTCTACGATGGCTTTACATTATTGCGATCACCGATCCACTCGATTACATCGATCCAGTATTACGACGGCAACAACGCATTGCAAACGCTATCGAGTAGTTTGTATCAATTGCATGTTGACCAATTCAAACTTGCGTACCAAGTCAGCCTGCCGGCGACCTCATCGCGTTGGGATTCGTGGGCGATCACATACAAATGCGGATATTCGCAGGACGGGCATAGCGTACCAGAGGCAGCAAAAGCGGCTATAAAATTGCTAGTGGCTCACTACTTCGAAAATCGGGACATGCTGATGTCCGAAGCACTGCAAACAATGCGACCCTACGAGATGCTGGTGCGACGTTACATGCGGAGTAGTTACCCATGAGCGGACGCCCTAGAGACTTACGCGTTGGCAGACTTCGCCAGCGATGCACGATACAGCAAAAGACAGAGACGCAGGACGCATCCGGCCAGCCGGTCGTATCGTGGTCTAATTACGTCGTCGGCGAACCTTGCGAATACTACCCAACAGGCGGAACCGAATCGATGCGAGGTAGGCAACTCGAAGCGGGAACCAGGGCGGTTTTTCGCGTCCGATACCGAAGCGGTTACAACACACAGATGCAAGTTGTTT